CCGCCGCCGATGCCGACCTGCCGCCGCACGATGTGCTGCGGCAGGCGCAAATCGAGCTGCGCGGCCGGCGCTACGCCGTCGCCGAAATCGACTTTGACGGCAGCGGCATTACCGTTGTCCAGTTAAGGAGCAAGCCGGGAAATGCACCAGATTACTGAAATCCGCCAGGCCGCCGCTGCGCTGCTGAAAAAACGCTTTAAGCGCGTATATGCCTCGCGCGGCCTGCCATCCGCCCAAACGCAGCTGCCCTGCGTCGCCGTCTATATCGACGGGCGCGGCAGCACGGTGTTTAACGAGGCGCCGCAGCAGTACAAGCACACGGTGCGGCTGGTAACGGCGGTTTATGTGCAGGACAACCAAAGCGCCGAAGCGGTGGCCGAAGAGATGCTGGCGATTGTGGAAGGGCTGTTTTACGCCAATCCCACCCTGCGGCGCACCGAAGCCGACGGCAGCAGCTACAACGTGCTGGCCGACGACCTGCAGCCTGAAAGCCTGACTGTCGAGCTGGCAGAAGGCGGCGAGATGTTGAGCCTGTGCTATCTGCAGTCGTGGCAGGCGGTGTATTTCGACGATGCCGCCGATTTTGCCGGCCTGCCGCAATACCACCCGCAGGCGCTGATCGGCCCCGCCTTTAACGACCCTGCCGAGCCCGCCCAAGCCTGGGCGTACTGGCAGCTTTACGGCAGCAATCCCGAGATTGACGCCACCGACAAAAACCTACCGTGAGATTAAGCCATGGCAAAAATCCTACACCTCAAACCCGCAAACGGCCTGGCCGTTACCGACCCCGCCACCATGCAACCGCTGCCCGCCGATGGCGCGGCGGTGGAAAACTCCAACTACTGGCAGCGCCGCCTCGCCGAAGGCGCGGTCGAGCGCCTGCCCGAACAGCGCTCTGAAACCAAGAAAGGCGGCAAATAATGTCTATCCCGTTTGACCAAATCCCCGGCAACTGGCGGCTGCCCGGTGCCAAAACCGAATTTAACAACGAGCTGGCCAACCGCGGCGCCACGCTCAAAGCCTACCGCGCGCTGATTATCGGCCAGATGCTCTCTGCCGGCAGCGCCGATGAGGGCACGCCGGTGCGGATCAGCCGCGCCGAGCAGGCTGCCGAGCTGTTTGGCAAGGGCGCCCACATCGCCGCCGGCATCGGCGCGTGGTTTGCCAACAAGGGCGGCTACATCGAGACCTGGGCGCTGCCGCTGGCCGACGATGATGCCGCCGTGGCCGCCACCGGCAAAATCGCCTTTACCGGCGTGGTGCTCGAGAGCGGCATTTTGTCGCTGTATATCGGCGGCCGCTTGGTGCGCGTCGGCCTGACCGTCAACGACACCGCCGCCCAGATGGCACAAAAAACCGCCACCGCCATTGCCGCGCTGGCCGATCTGCCGGTTACCGCCGCCACCGACGGCGAAAACGTGGTGCTCACCGCCAAAAACAAAGGCGCCGCCGGCAACGAAACCGACCTGCGCCTGAATTACTACCCGCTCGACGAAAAAACGCCTTCCGGCGTCAAAGTCGAATTTACCGCCTTTGCCGGCGGCGCGGGCAATCCCGATTTGTCCGACGCGCTGGCCGCGCTTGGCGATATGCAGTTTGACGCGGTGGTGATGCCCTACACCGACGCCGCCAATCTCAAAGCCCTTGAAGACGAGATGGCAAGCCGCTGGGACGCCATGCGCGCCATCGACGGCCTGTTTTTTGCCGCATCGGCGCAGGGTTTTTCGGCGCTCACCACGCTGGGCAACAGCCGCAACAGCCCCTTTGCCTGCATCGGCGGCCTGCCCGGCACGCCTAGCCTGCCCTTTGCCGTGGCCGCCGCCACAGCGGCGCAGGCAGCCTTTGCCGCGCAAAACGACCCCGCCCGCCCGTTTCAGACGCTGGAGCTTGCCGGCATCCTGCCGCCGGCGGAATCGGCAAGGCTTACCGAGCAGGAGCGCAACATCCTGCTGTTTAACGGTATCAGCACCTACCGCGTCAATGCCGGCGGCGCCGTGCAGATCGAGATGCTGATCAGCACCTACAAAAAAGGAAAATACGGCCAGGCCGACGACAGCTACCTGATGATTAACACCGTCTGGACGCTCTCTTACCTGCGCTACGACTGGAACGCCTACATCGTCTCCAAATACCCGCGCCACAAACTCGCCGACGACGGCAACAAATTCGGCAGCGGCCAGCCGGTGATGACGCCCAAGCTGCACAAGGCCGAAATGATCAGCCGTGCCAAGCTGTGGATGGAGCTGGGCTTGGTGGAAAACATCGACCAGTTCGCCGCCGACAGCTACAGCGAGCGCAACGCCGCCAATCCGAACCGTCTCGACAGCCTGTTTGTGCCCGATCTGGTTAATCAGATGGTGGTATTCGCCAACCGCGTGCAGTTTATCTCGTCCTAAAACCCAAAGGCAGCCTGAAAACTTTTCAGGCTGCCGCCAACACAAGGAAAACCAATATGGCCAACCAAAACCGCCGTGCCGGCACCATCACCCTCAAAGTCGGCGGCGTCCAGCTGGATGCCAAAGGCAATTTTACCTATAACCTCGGCACCCCCAAGCGCGAAGCCATTGTCGGCGCCGACGGCGTCCACGGCTACAAAGAAACCGTGCAGACCGCCTTTATCGAGGGCGAAATCACCGACCGCAAAAACCTCAAACTCGCCGATTTGTCCGCCATCGACAGCGAAACCGTAACCCTCGAGCTGGGCGTGGGCAAAACCATTGTGCTCTCGCAGGCCTGGTATGCCGGCGAAGGTACCGGCAACAGCGAAGAGGGCAATATCGGCGTGCGCTTTGAAAGCCGCTTCCCCGCCCAAGAAATCTAGTACTAGGAAAGGACACTGTCATGAACAGCACCGTCATCACCCTGTCGCAGCCGATTATGCACGGCCAGACCGAAATCACCGAGCTTGAGCTGCGGCCGATTATCGGCAAAGACATGATCGGCCTGCGTTTTGAGATCGTGCAGCGCGACAACGGCGCCGCGCTGATTATCGATGCCGATACCGCCTTTAAGCTCGCCTACAAGCTCACCGGCATTCCCGCCGGCGTGCTTGCGCAGATGTCTGCCCCCGATGCCGCCGCCCTGTCGCTGGAGCTGCAGAGTTTTTTGCTCACTGGCCGCTGGACTGGGAAAGACTGATCGCCGTGGTCGCCTACACCTTCCGCGGCGGC